GCGACAGGTTCGACCGCTTCTGCTACCTTCTGCAGAATATCAAAATATTTATCGTGCTTCACAGACCAATCGTTTTATACGTGAACCCAAAGGGCTTACCATTTGCAACATCTTTCTGAAGATAATCTGCAAACAATTCGAACCGAAGGGCTGAATCTTCTTCGCCCTCATTTTCCAACGCCTTTTGTGCCGCTCGAGCATAATTAAGAACGGACCGAAGATTAACTCCGGTACCATCTGCGAGGGCGGGTCGTCTATTTTGAATGGGCATAATTAATCCTTTCGCAATTCAATATTCGTTGAAAATTCGGGACATTCATCATCATTTTCACATGGAATATTTTGAATACAATCGTTCAAATAATCAATTTGCGATTGCGTCAAAGGTTGCGAAAATTGAACGTCATACGTATACGGGGTTAAAACAGACATTTTGTTTCCTTTCATCATCATTATAATTAACAATAGCACAAGTTGGAATTAATGTCAAGCATTCTTTTCAAAAATAATTTACTTACACAAACGGATGAGACGAGCAACATCCTTATCTTGATAATCACCAGTTTCAACCCATACACGCATAGCAACACATTCAGTGTAGTTACGACCACAGGCATTCATGTTAGGGCAACTATCACAGGGAAGCTCACGCTTATTCTCAGGGGTATTGAGAATCATCTGCGAATGTTTACACGGACCATTCATGAAGCTCATATCGGTCGGTATCGAAAAGTTTTCAAGAGACATAATTTATTTCCTTATTTCACTGCTACATTACTGATTATACACGGATTTGAATTAATGTCAACCATTATCCGAAAGCAAGGTAAGGATTTGCATCCAATGCCCGTTCTTCAATCCGGTAGGCATCAAACCCACGCAGACGATCATTCGAATGATACGACTGTTGAGCTTCCCAGGCTAGCATCCGCGAAGAATACACACCGAGGACCATTTCTCCCTCGTAATCAATCACACCTAGAAGCACATACAACATTTCAAAACTCCTTCAATTCATCCTATAATTGACAGTAGCACATATTTGATTTAATGTCAAGCGTTCTTTTCAAAAAGACACAATCTTTTTAGCCCAAAAAAAGGGCGACCCTTTCGAGCCGCCCTTCTGTGCATGAACGGGAGGAACCCCACCTGCCTTGCGGCTTCCCCGTTAATTCCATGTTGCCTAAGCATCTTGCCACTAGTATGATCTAGTCATACTTACATGCACTAGCACTTTATTTATATAAATTTTTACGCTATTTGAACATTATTTTTAAATTTTTGCAAAAAAAATGCAGGCGTGGTTCCATCGAAGGCGCCGCCGAAGTTTAGGTGCCGAAGCATCTCCTTAGCCTTCTTCATAGGCAACTTCTCTGCTACGATCTGACTTGTCTTGAGCTCTAAGATATCGCCGCCGATGCAAACATATGCCAACTGATCGGTGCCACCTAGAGGTGTATCATATGCTACCATTTGTTCATTCGTAATCTTGTAGTTAACCATCACTCTTCTCCTATGTAAAATCAGCAAACTTCTGCTTAAACTTAGACATCTTACCTTCTTCATTCATACGCTTTCCAACCTCGGTATAATCCATCACTGGTCCATCTAGAATATCCTTTTGTGCTTCTTGTTCAGTATCATACAACCTCATCTTGGATTTGTCAACACCAATAACGAACCTTTTATAATGATCGGGGTCATTATATCGATTCTTCAACTGCTTTACCATGATCTGACCCAGATCTGCTAATTCCTCAGATGAGATCAAAGCAAACATGAAGTCAGCAGTAGCAGGCAAACCAAATGATTCTGACGTATCCTCGAGTCCTACATCTGAGTTACCAAAACCACTACGAGTGGTTTGAGTAGCAGACATGATAGGAACATTAAACTCAACCGCCAAACCACGAAGTTCTTCTGCAATTGCTTTAATGTAGGTGTATGAATTGACATTCGACCCCTGCTTAATCCGAGAGGAGGTGCAGATATTCAGGTAGTCGATATAGATAATGCTAGGAACAAAGTTCTTCTTGATCTTCAATTCATTTAGAAGATGGCGGAAGTTCGCTGAACCAGCACTTGCGGTGGGGTATTCTTTGACAATTAACTTGCCTTTACATTTTTCCTTGAGTCGTCCCATGCGCTTGAAGTAGGTCTCGTTGGGGACAAGAGCTAATTCACTGATAGGGATATCAAGTAGGTTAGCATCAATACGTTCTGCAACCTTTTCTTCAGCAAGCTCTAACGTGATGTATAGAACGTTCTTGCCGTCCATTAGGTTTGCTGCAGCGCAGTGACACATGAACAAAGATTTACCAACGCCGGTTCCTGCAAGAGCAATATTCAGTGTCTTATTCGGCAATCCGCCGTTGGTAATCTTGTTGAAGTAATCTAGATCAAACGTAGTGCGCTGTTCCTTCATACGATAGAAGTCAAAACGCTCTTGTGCATCATCTAGAAAGTCATGCCCAATTGATGTATCAAACGATACACCTAGGGCATCCGACAGGATCTGAGGGATACTACCTTTCGATAGTTCACCCTTCTTATCATCAAGAATCTTGATTGATTCCATGATAGCATTGTAGATAGCTTTATCTTGACAAAACTTCTCAGTGGTATCAATCAACCATTCAACATTATTTTCATCTGACTGTGGCGCAGTGATCTCAGCGATCAATGTCTCACAAGCAGTAAATTCATCACTACTCAGATTACTGCGGTTACTTAGGTCTACGAGAAGTGCGTCCCGACTAGGGAAAGCATTGTAGGAATTAACATAGTCGCCGATAAGCTCGAAGATAATCTTATCGGAACGACTATGGAAGTATTCAGTGCTGAGGAATGGAATTGCTTTCCTGCCAAAGTCATCATTGCTGATGAGGTTGGACAGGATTACTGTTTCCGTCCGCATGTATTATTCCTCCAGGATTGTATCGTATACTTCGCTTACTGTTTCCTCGTCATGCATAATTGCACCATGGGCAATCTGATACCGATTCTTAACCCACTCATTAAACTTAGGACACGCTAAGACAGGTTCCCAGAAGTCCTTTGTTTCAGTTTCCTTGAAACGATACTTCTTCTCTAGGATCTCGCCTGTTGACATATCAACCTTCTGATACCAACCATTGCTTGGTTTGATAACATGACCAGATTCCATCGCCATATCGAGCAGACCCGACCACTTACTGATACCATCTTCATATGATACAGTGACTGGGATCTTCGACTTCTCACGAACAAAACGTGACTTCTCAACGTTGATGATGAACGAGTAACCAGTTACTTCATCGCCTTTCTTTTCCTGTTGGCGACCAACAATAAAGATGTTATCGGCGCTGTAATACGAACCAGTGCCGCCGCCAACAATCGCCTTCGGGAACATACCGATTTCCATATAGGTGTGATTGATAACAATCATAGGAATGTTCTTGATGGTCAACTGAGGTGTGACGATACGAAACAGCGACTTAATCGCCTTCGCTCGTGACATATCGGCAACTGACTTCTCATTTATAGCATCTTCGGTTTCCTTCTTTGATGCTAGGTTGCCGATAGAGTCAATGACAATGACAACATGATCCTTGCGGTCCATATCATTCAACTGATTGACAAGATCGAACTTCAACTGCTCAACGTCAGTTACGGGAGTATGAAGAACCCGCTTCTTATCGATACCGAAGGAGTCAAAGTATGCTCGCGGCGTGCCGAACTCGGAGTCATAATATAGCAGAACAGAATCAGGATACTGATCCATGTATGCCTTTGCCATCAATAGTGAGAACGCTGTCTTGAAGTGCTTTGACGGACCTGCCCACATAGTGAGGCCTGGGGTGAACCCGCCTGTAAGCGAACCGGACAATGCAATATTCATCACAGGAACAGACGTTGTGATCATATCCTTATCGGCAAAGAACTTAGAGTCCTCAAGCACATCTGTTAGTTTAATCGTGGAATTCTTTTGTAGTTTATCAATTAGTGACATGGTTTCTCCTTCATTGCCTATTATTCAATATACACATATAGTGGGACTATGTCAAGCACTATTTCTGATTTGATCTAGTTTTTCAATAAATTGTTTGATCTTAGCGCCACGATTAGGCCACTTGATATACTCATTAGTATCAGCGTCCTTAGCGAGATTATTAAGTAGTGGCAAGATCAACTTATACATCTGTTCTAGTTTTGCAT